ACGAGAAATAGCCATGTTATATTACTCCTTAGGCGAGTGAGGTAGCAGAGTAATAGCCATGCAACCCTTGGTTGTATTTGACTAAAACTTCTGGATATTGAGTGAAAACCAACGTGGAACTAGAAGCAAATGCAGTACTAGGAGCTTGGTTAAGCACAACTGTCGTTGCACCTGCCGCCGCCGCAGTATTTACAAATGAACCAGAGCCAATATATTGACCGTTGGAAGCTAAAGAACCAACTTCAGTTCCTACTGGCAAGGCATAAGGCAAAGCCGAGCAAGTAATAGTTGCAGTGCTGATGGAAGTGAAAGTCGAGGTTCCCAAAGGAATCGCGGTATCACGCACCAAATCTACAACGCGGAAAGGTAAAGTTGTTGTTACTGGGGTCGTAGCAATAGTTAAAAGACCGTTAGAAGAATCTCCGGTATTTAAGTTTCCTGCTAAGTCTGAACCAGACAAGTTTTGACCGATATACGAAGTATTGGCAGAACCAATGGTCGTTCCACCTTGGGTGGTTACCATTGCCACTTTCATTACTTGGTCGGGGTCATCTGCAATAACTGCAAAACAATCACCTGCGGCGGTTGAAGCTGGCCAATATTGAGCATAGAATTTTTGCTTACTATTGGGGTTTGTATAGTTACAACCGAGGAATACACCAGTCACTTGGTCAAGACTTGTGCCAGTAGTAACAGCGGCACGAGTAATATAACCGCGTGATAATACAACAAAATCGCCGTAACAAATATTAGTGCTATAGGCATACTGAATCGGCAAACTTCTTGTCGAACCAGAAAATACCTGACCACCAATAAGATTTACGGGCTTAAACCCATAAGGGGCGGGTACAGTAGGATAAGCCATTAAAAACTCCTAAAAATTATTGTCCTTTACCAAAGCTTACTGACGAACGCCGTTCGTTAAAGATTGGCATTCTTGGGTCACTTTGGCGCATTAAATTATTGTCTACAGCTTCCGCTTGTTGCTTGGTAACGTTGGCATAATAAGCTTGCTGTTGGTCTACAAGTTCTGACGGAGTCTTGCATAACAATAACCCGCCGATTTCGATGTTGTCTTTAAAACGACTATCGCTACCGGCTAACAGTTTGTACTTTGGTTGCTCTTCTATCTTAACGGGTTCCCATCCTTCTCTTAAACGCGTAGAGATATTACGGGGGTCGTTACTATTTAAAAGCGAAACACGTATCCATCTGTAAGCATACCCTTCTTGCTTGTCAGGTTCTGGCAAGGCATCAGGTGGTCGCCACTGTTTAGGGCGTTCCTGTTTTTCACGAGTATCCAATTCACGATTTGTTCGGTCAGTCATATTAAGACTCCAATTTTGAAACTTCTTTTGCATATTGTTCTGGTGTTAGTCCTAATTTTTTAGCAATGTTTATTTGCGAAATATTAAGACGTATTTTTTTTGGAGCAGTGCTACGTGTAGCCGGAGCTACTACATTACTTGGTGCGCTGTCGGTTTCAAATTTCTCTGGGAACCGTTTGCGGATTGTGTCATCAATCCTGTGGTAATACTCTTCAGAGGCTATGACAACCCCTTCTTCCTTTAATTCTTCATGTAATGCTAGCGCCATGCTAGTCATTTGTTTGTTTTCACCAAACCATGCATTATTCTTTTGCCAACGTACCGCTGTTGGGTCAGGTGCAGGTTGTTTAAACGTTGGTTGTATTGGAACATAAGATTCAGTCTCTTGTAAAGGGGCGGGTTTAAAATTCTTTAACCTGTCGTTTTTAAGAGCAACCTCTGTTAATTTGTGCTGTGCATCAATAATTGCATCAGTATCACCCGATTCATAAGCTCTTTTGTACTCATCTTTTGCTTCTTTTAACTCAAATTCGGTGTTTTTTGAGATACTTTGGAGGCTAATATTCTGGTTTTCATGCAAATTTTTCTTTAATTTTTTGTTTTCTTCTACCAAACGGTTAGCAAAACTCAAAGCTTCATGATTTTCCCGCTCTACTCGCTCTTTTTCACGCCTTTCATCATGGGCAAGCTTCTTCATTTGAAGCAATTTTTTCCTAACTTTGGAACTGTAGTCTTCTAATTCATCGCTATACAGTTCTTCTTTAACTTTTTCAGGTAAAGGGGTCTTGTTTTGGTCTTCTGGAGGGGTATTTTCCTCAATTTCTACCAAAATTTTGTCATCTTCTGGATGTTCTTCTTTCTTTTCTGCTTCTATTTCATCTGGGAACTTGTATTCCGGTTTGTCTAGTTCAGCCATATATGCTCCTATTTACGTTGTATTCCACGGGGGTCTTCTACGGTTCCTTCTACGCAGTCATCATTAATAAATCTAAACTCTTTGCCATGAATAACTAACTTAGAACCTGTATTAGGACGAACTAAAATAAAATCGCCTATTTTGCACCACGGCCCACTGGGAAATTTTTTGCTATCTGCGTAAGCATCGGGTCCTAAACTCACTACAAACAATACTGGAGTTAATAACTCCTCAAAATGCATGGTTGTATCGGACTTAACAATGCCACTTTCAAACTGTTCTTCTACCTCAGGTACTGCACACAGGATTTGATATCCTGATGGTTTGGGAAGCTGTTTAGCTTTATCCGCAATTTCTTCAACTCTTGTGTCTGGGTTTAGCAGTAGGATGTCACTCATCTATTTCTTTTGCCTTTTCAAGTAGGTCTATGATGTTTAAACGAGCAGTAAGTAGACCTTTCACCTCACCGACCATTGCTTTGTATTCAGCATAATCATGGGCAGAACCATTACCCATAGCTTCCTGAATTTGGGAAATCTTGTCATCCAGTTGATTAACTAGGACGTTTAAATACTTTTCAATCATGTATTACCTCTTTTTTATTTCTGCATCTTTAATTGCCGCGTGTACCCCGAGTTTTAACTTCTGTATTGATTCATCACTCTGGATTCTTAAATGCTCAATTGCTTGCTCATTTTGGATTTGTTTATCCGCTTGAGCGCTTTGTGCTTGAATTCGCATAGCTTCAGTCTGTGCTTGGCTCTGAATCCTTGCTTGTTCAATTTGCATCTGTGCCATCTTAGCTTGACTATCAGCTTGGTCTTTTTGGCTTTTTGCTTGTAAAGCTTGTTGTTTAATCTGTAGTTCTTGTTGTTGTAGCTGAACCATTGGGTCTTGTGCCATTGCTTGGTTCTGTGCTTGCACTGCATTTCTTTGGTTAAGCTGTAACAACTGCTGACTGGCTTCTGCAATAACCGAAGACAATTGCATTTCTATTTCGGCTGGCAAAGGTTTGTCAGGTTCTGGCATAGTGACACCCAATTGTTGTTCTATATCTGAACGATATTGGAATGCAATATGTTCTGCAATGTGCGCTTGTAATGCCGCCCCAATTTGACTGGCTTGAGGATTTTGCCCAATTTGCTTTTGAATGTTGGGGTCTTGTAAGAACGACTGATGCGTTGTTAAATGCGCCTTGTGGTTTTGAGTAATAAAAGCTTTTAAAGGTTTTAAGTTCAAAGCATTCATATTTTCTGATACTGGGTCTATTGGTCTTTTCTCTTCTTTTAAAGCAATTAATTTATCCGCGTTTTTAATGCCAAGAACTTCTAGCATTTGACGGTGCAAATACTCCATGTCATATATCTGTGGAGCGGTTTGAGCTAATTGAATAACCGCTTGATATTGCACAACCTTCTGAGATAACGTTGCCGCGTTGGGGTCTGATACAGGGATAACATCAACCATATCATAATCAGATTTCTTAGCCTTTTTGCTACCCTCTTCAGGTTCATAGTCATATTCCTCTGGCGTGTAATCTGCAATGATAGATTTAAGTAAACGAAGTTCTTGCTTTAAAGAATAATGAACACGAGCCTGTATAGCACTCATGACTTTCATGGTTCTTTCTAAAATAGCTAAAGTTGTTCCTACAGGGGCATTGGAAGACATGTCCGAAGCTGTTATATCTGCCGCATTAGCAAATTTACGAGCATCATCTACAATAACCCCTAGTAAAGAAGTTAATACTTGACTAGGTTCTTTGTAAGGCAACAACATTAAGTTGTCTTTAATAGCGCCTGAGGGTACATCAACATCCCTAAATTCAGCAGGAGCTATAGGGGTGTCATCTCCTTTAACGCGCATACCACGGGTTTTAAATCCACCGGGAAGATTAGATAAAGTACCTGCATCCACTAACTGTCTTGTAATAGATGTAGCTGATTTAGCCGCCGCACCAATCAAATGAATAAGACCAAAGTAATAAAACCCAAAACCGGGAACATATCCATAATGAACAAAATGCTGACGTTTTAACTTTAACTTATCTTTTTCTTTCCAGTTTCTGCGTATGGCTAGGATATTGTTACTGCCTTTTTCAATAGTAACTAAATAAGGCACAGCTATCCCATCTTCATCTTCAAAGCCGGGCAGGTCTAAATCTACTTGCATTTCTAAAAGTTTATAGCGGTAATCCGATGAAGCCCTAAAGCCCATCTTTTCAGCTATTTTCTTTTCAACTTCATCCATCGTATTGTTAGGCTGACCTAAATCAATATCCCTATAAAAGCCCATAACCTGTAGCTTTAATAGTTCATTCTCGGTCTTACGCATGACATGCGTTACACGCGGTGAAGACTCAATGTTAGAAGCACCATAAGGGACTACTACATCCTCAGCGGGAACAAATATAGCTATTTGTCTGCCAAGACTGGGGTCATAATAAACTTTCTTAAATGAATTGCCTGACAGACCCAAACCCCATAGCATACGCTCTGTTTCAGGGCGATACTCAGTCATAACATCTGTTAACTGGTGGTTCATGTCGGACTCAACTCGCTTTGCCGCCTCTTTTTTTTCTGGTGTTTCTTTGCCAATAATCTCGGTTCTTACAGGACCACTGGCAGGGAATATCTCCATGATAGTTTCTGCTTGAAACTTAACAAGAGCTTCTGATAGTAATGGATGGTATACACCACAAGCCCCGGGCCAAGGGTCTGTCCGGTCTTCTATTTTAAGTCCTAGCAATTCTAAACCGTCAACATAGGCTTGAATCCAATCCCTACGCGAAGAGATATCATCGTCAAAGTCAGATATTAATTCACCTGCAATGCTTTGCAGTTCTGATTCACTCATGTATTCCGCAAGGTTATCGTTAAAACTTGCAGTTTCAATTTCAACATCTGGCTCTGAATCTAATTCAATTTCTA